CATCTTCCTCCCTCCCAACCTCAAATTCCTCGACGGAGAAATCCACCATAACAAACTCAAAATCCAAACCCGCCCAGCTAACAACAAACCCGCTGAAATAATCCTCTTCCAAGATGGAAGGGGTAACGACTTTATTATCTATGAGAACTGATATGAACACCAAACCAACATCCCAGCAGCTCCGCCTCGCAGCGGACATCATCGAAACCGGGCATTCGTGGCACCTTTACAGAGCCGGGCACCTCTACGATACCAGCCCTTTCGGATCACCTCAGTCGTATGTGGCTCGCGCAGATGCACCAGAAGGTCCGTTTGAAATCCGCCTCGCCCTCGCCACACCCCCAGACAACCGACCTCTCCAAAACCCGGACAACCTTACCGCTGAACAGGTGGGTGCTGGTTACAGGCTGACGCTCAAAGACGAATGGAACCCGGAACAGGAGTATTGGCACTCTACCGGGGTGTGGAAAAAACCTACCCACTATTCGGAGCTAGACACGTTTCGCCTCCCCCTCTCCACACCATGGCCCGAAGTCTCAAAGCCAGACCCCTACGCCGAGCTAAAAGCAGCCCACGCGGCAGGAAAGATAATCCAGTGCAGACAAACCATAATGAATCATTGGGGAGACCTAAAAACTCCAGAATGGAATGCACCTATGGAATACTACCGCGTCAAACCCGACTACCAACTCCCGCCACCGCCTCCCGGCATGAAGTGGCACAGGGAAGACGGGTGGACGGAAGAGATGCTGCCAAGCGGCTATCGTCCGCTAATCAGTAAAGAAACAGAAGCCCAAAACGACGAGTATTATCTTGAAGGACGATGGGATAAAACCCCTGCCGCTGGGATGGTGGTGGCAACAATACACACGCGCACCACCCGCCCACTCACCTTCACCCATCTCGGCAAAACCTGGACGTGGCACAGACCCGGCGATCCGATGCCGTGCGACAGGGAAAGCAAGGTAGAGATTCTGTGCGACGATGACAGTACCGCAAAGAGCCTCGCAGGAACTACGTGCTGGGATGGGTTTTGCTGCCCCGTTGGCTGGCGCTACACCAAACCTCCCACAAAAACGGTCGACCTTGGGCCGGAGGATGTTCCACCGGGATCAGTGTTTCGTCTTAAACAACACCCATCGTGGTTTGCACCATCCAGCGTAATTGTGGGAGGTGTCAATTTTATTGGTGACTTTTCTAGCACCCAACTACTCCGCAACTGGGAAAATCTCAATTTACATCACGAAATCAACCGCTCCATCCCTCTCACCGGCAAATGGAACCCCACTGCCTGGGAACCTTGTCACAAACCAAAGCCATGACCCGCTACCCACGAGCCTTCAAGTTCCGCCGTGTTCCGGCAATACCGCCGAAAACCATCTCCCGTCCCGCAGTAGTCCACACTTTTCAGTTCACTCTCGACGTTCGAAGGTTTGCAACTCCTGCACCCTGGCATGCTTTTCTGGACTTTCTGGATATTGCCCGAAAAGATATACCTGTATCCGCTTTGCACACCCACTCTAATGAGATAAAACAGTGTGCTGAGAAGAAGGGATTTAAGTTCAGTTGGCAAAAAGTCACACACTCCTATTTGCTTGATGACGAGGAAGTCACGATCACCCTTGAGGAAAAGGATCTCAAGCAGCCCAGGATAAGCTCTAAGCTGGCAGCCACGTTCACATGGAAGCTGCGCAAATATCTAAATCGAGCATCATAAACCAAAAGCCTCCGTCACTCCCACTGACCAACCAGTTTGAGATTTTAACAAATACCTCTTATGGAATTTATAACACCCTAAGGGCAAAAACCCCTTGCACTTTTCCCCCTTCCTGCTATCTTTCAACCTTGCCTCAAACGCAAAACCTTTCCAGCAAATGCTGGCAAAACCAAAACAAACAAACATCAAACCAACATAATGAACCTCGTTCCTTACACAAACAAAACCCTCGGCGCACAAGTCACCCTCATGGTTCCCGCCACTCTGGAAGACCTGATTGCCATGTCCAATCCAGCCGACGTTCGGCACTGCACTATCAAACACTGTCTCTACCAAGGCTGGAATAACAAGCAGCGCAAAGCCGTAGTCCAAGAACTCGTCGCCACTACTGGCCTCGCGATCCCATCCACCGGCAAGCAGAAGAAAAACCGCGCGGGTGACACTGTCGACATCCTCATCACCGAGGGTGACTACATCAAGCTCTGCGTGAACGGTCGCGGCAACCCCGAAGACACCGACTACATCGCTCCGGCTATCTCCGAAACCGATTACCTCGTCCTCGCCCAGCGTGTCGCCGACACTATTCCTTTTGAAGTCCTCAAGGAAGAAGAAGAAGCCGAGCCAGATGCCGCGTTCTACTCTCTCGCCAAGCGAATCCTCGCTATGGCAGAAGCTGGTGCACTCGGTTCCGACGGCAACCCAGTTACTGCCGAAGGCTTCGCGGCCAAGTGGTCTGCCTCCAACCCAGGCTACAACTTCGACAACCTCGGCGGCTTTACCGAAGACGGCATTGCCCGCGCGCTGGAAATCGACGAGAAGCGTCGCAAGCTGGAGATTCCAGCTGGGTTGGTGTAATTTGAATTGAGGGTAACAGTAGGGTTTTAAACTACGCTAGTGATTTCCTCAAAACAAATGACCTGGGCAAGTCATTAAACTACCCACTTTCAAATCAGCACATTGCAGTGAGGGCACGGACAAAGATGCTGTGAACGTAATATCCGCTTGCGGTGACTTCATAGGTAATTTCTTGGTGAGCGACCTGACCAGTGTGTTGATTTGAGGGTCTCCTCACCAAACTCCTTGCCGAACAAGGACACCGTAACCAGTCGGTGCCAGAGACTTGCCTATCCCACTGGACAAAGGGACGGACGGAGTAGCTTAACTTCAGTATCAAATAAAGCCGTGAGCCATTGAGCCAGTAACTGCGTTAAGGTCTTGCTGCATTCCGAGCGAATTGTAGGCTCTTGCTCGTTAAAAAGTCCCGAACCTTCCAGCCTCGGCTCCGTCACTGTAACGACGGGCATTAATTTGAAGTCTTCGAGCCGGTAAGCGTCCGGTTGAAAGATGTCGTGCAGCCACTCCCAATGGGGCGGCAGGTGAGAATCCTGCAAGACTTCACTCTTTCCCATGCACCAACACCCAAACCAACACCTATTCACCCCTTGGGAGCCTGCTATCCAGCAAATCTTCTCCCGTTATCCTCAACCCTCTAAAATCTATTGCTCCGGCAAAGCTCCCTCCACCGTCCGTCAATCTCTCCAAAAAGCTCTCCGGCTCTTTTGCTCCAACCCCACCCTCTCCACCATCCTCCCGCATGACCAAGCTCTCCTCCTCCAGCGCGCCTTTGTCTTCTCCGAAGACCCAGACGGAACCATCTACGTCGGCCCTCGTCGTTCCCACACACCTCGTGGCTCAGTAACCATCGGCTCCGAGTCCGCTCCCACTCTCGCCATTCCACCAATCGACTGCTCCAATCCCACCACCCTGCACGCTGTCCTCCACCTTAAAAACTTCGACCATCTTCCCGTCCCCCTAACCATCCACAACTTCACCGTCCCACCTACTCTCCCCGACCACTACCCCAACGTCGAACTAATCCCTAACCCCGATGGTTCATTCACAATACTATGAACGAAAACCCAAAACCTCAGTCCCCTTACAAGCTCGCTCAAACCCGCAATCGAGAAATCTGCTTTGACGCCTCCACCCAAGACTTCCAAGATTTCAAATTCCGCTTCTCAACCTTCGGCTCGGTCGATGCCATCTGTGCTACCCTCTTCTACCACTTCATGCAGGCTGCCAAGTCCCAGCTCCCGCTCGCTGAATCCACCGAAATCGAAGCCTCCAACAACGAGCGCTTCAACAAGATGATCTCCAACCTCGACTTCAAATTCTAACCCATGGAATCCTCAAACCATCTCCAACACCTTTACACCGACGTTCCCTTCCATGAGATCGTTGGCAAGGAAGTCTCCGACATGAACGACAAAGAGCTCGAAGCTTTCATCCTCACTACCCGCGCATCCCGAGTCGCCCCATCGGAGAGAAAGAAATCCAAGACTGTCAACGCTAAAATCCTCTCTGGCAAACAGAAGAAAACCTCCGACCAGCTAACTGACATCTCTCACCTGTGCTGACGATGAAATCGTATTCCAACTACCTCTTCGAACTTTTCCTCTGTATCGCTCGTGTCCGCATCTCCTCCCATTGCACTACGATCCATATCACAGGACCATTCTCCTATTCTCGCCTAATCACCCTTCCTCCCAACACTCCAGTCATCTCTCCCTGTGCCTCCACCATCATCACCAACTATGATCTCCCTAAACCTCTCCGGCCCATCGCGCCCAGCAGCGAACACCCCAGCTCTTCCCATTCGCAAGCTCTTCCACTGGCAGCCTGACGGCTCTCTCCTATTCCGCGTTGACTGGTCCTCAATCGAATCTCTCCTCGGATGTAACCGTTCAGCAGAATACAAACTCATCCACTCCCGTCAAGGTGGAAGCCGTTCAGCACTAACCTTCGGCGCAGCTATCCACGCAGGACTTGAAGTCTGGTATCGAAATAAAACCAAGGTCGGTCGCACAGTCTATGACGATCTAACTCCAGCAGTATTTGGTGTTACTTCTCCAGGAACATTCACTCTCACCGCCGAAGCTCTCCTCTCCCGCTGCTACTCCGCCATCGAGTCCACCTTCGCTGAGTCTCCTCCCTCCCTCTTCCCCGACTATCGCACCTCAGACTACGCGATCCAGTCCTTCCACTCCTACATCACCCACTACAAAGACGAGACTCTCACCCCATACGTTCACGAAGGCAAGCCCTTGGTTGAATTCTCCTTCGCCTATCCTCTTGGTAAAGTGGAATTACCCATTTCGATGTTCAAATCCTGGGGTTATGGCACACTGACAAACGATCAAAACATGGAGGAGCAAACGGCTGCCGCAGGAGCATGGTCAACAACTTGCACCATCAAAGTCCACATCGAATGGACAGGCATCATCGACATGCTGGCCGTCGTCAACGACTCTCTCTACGTCGTGGATCACAAGACCACATCCATAGTCTCCCAAGATTTCTTCGACGGGTTTGAAATCGCCATGCAGCCAACTGGATACTTCTCCGCGATGAAGGCAGCTTTCCCTGACCTACCAATCAAAGGCTTCCTCGCCAACGTCCTCGCCTGTCGTAAACCTGTCGCTGCTGTAACAAAAAGTGGCAAACCCACTACCTCCAAACCCTTCGAGCCTTTCCGCCGTCAATACCACTACCACGACTGGCACGTTTCCGAATTCAAAACTGACGCCCTTGCTCTTGTTGAAGAACTCTTTGCCAATATCACCAACAAATTCTTCCCCCGTAAGACCCAATGGTGCATCGGCAAGTATGGCAAATGCCCCTTCTTCGACGTGTGCTCACTCCCTCCTGAGTCTCGACTCGACATGTTGAACTCAGATAACTATATCTACAACACCTGGAAACCTGTATGACCATCTCCATCGACCTCGACAAAACTTGGACAGCAGACACTTCCCTCTTCAATTCCTTCGCCTACCTAGCCAACAAGCTCGGTCACACGGTCATCATATGCACTCGCCGCTGTGAACTCTCTCACGAAGAACGCATCCGTCTCCACATCCCCGAATTTGTCACCCTCTTCTTCGCTGACCTAGGCTTTAAACGTGATGCTGTTCCATTCCCCGTTGACATCTGGATTGACGACGAGCCAGGGACTATCGAACCTCAGCGTCTCCTTCAAGAACCTAACACCGATGACCTATGATCCTCCCCGCCAACATAATCGACGACCGTCCACTCCCCTTCCTCGCTAAGCTATTTGGCAAACGCTGGATTGCATTCGCTGATAAACAACTAGTCTGCGGTATAACTTTCCTCGGTGAAACCTGGCTGACTCACAACATCCACAGCGACAAATACTTCGAGCTTCCCAAAGGATACTCCCTCAAAAACTTCATCCCACAAAAATGATCCACCTCTCCGTCCCTGTCCTTGCCCACTCCACCGCAGTATGCCCAACCTCCCCTCATCACTACACCCACACTTCCATCCTCTGCCTCTCTGCCCAAGCTGTCACCACCAGCGAGGCCCACAACTACTCCCCGCAAGATAAAAAAATTCTCTACTCCATCTACTCCGACATCCTAACCATAAACCAACGCGCCCTCACCATCTTCCCCACCGACCCATCCCGTGCGCTGGCTGAACTCTCTGAACTCAACCGACAACTTTCCCAAGCTATACAATGAACCAATATCTTGAAATTTTCCTTACACAATCTCCTACACTCTATGACAAAAACTGTGTAGGCTGCAAGCGTCACGAAAAAGATGTAATGCTTACCTTTTATGACAACAAAACCTTCCACGATGTCTTCTTAACCCAGGAACAATTCGACGCTTTTAGAACAGAAGTTATCAACTTCAAACAACGCGACTAAATGAAATCCTCCACCGACTTCCTCCCCTCCCTCCCAAAATCCTTCCTCCTCATCGGCCCACCCGGTTCAGGTAAAACCACTGTCTCTCTCCAGCTTCCCAAACCATTTATCCTCGACTGTGATGATAATCTCAATGGCCCGGTTCGTTTCCTCTCTTCCCAAAACCGCCTAGGCAAAGACTGGTTCTACGACACACCTCTCCGAGAAAACGACAAACCTGTCCCTCGTGAACTTCAATGGGAGCGTGTCCAATCACTCCTCCTCGAAGCCTGTAACGATCCACGAGTCGAAACCATCGTCATCTCCTCCCTCTCCTCCCTCATCGAACTGGCCTACATCCAGACCTACAAAATGACCAACGCCAAGCTCGGTGATTTCAAGAAAACCATCGACCCCAAGTTCGAGTTCGCACAGTGGGGAGCCTTCGGTTCCATCATGCGCCAGCTAATCTTCTGGCTCAAGTCTTCTGGCAAACGTCTCGTCATCGAAGCCCACATGACCGTCGACAAAGAAGAACTCACCGGAGTCCTCACCAACTTCCTCGCCATTCCTGGCAATCTCAAACACATCATGTCCGGATGGTTTGAAGAGGTCTGGTTGCTCGACGTCACCACCACCGGCGTCGGCTCCACTGCCAAAACCGAGCGCAAGATCATCACCTCTCCTGGACCTCGTGACAAAGCTCTTGGCCTCAAATCCGCAGCCCAACTCGGCACATCCTTCTCCGCAGACAAAGTCTCTGAACTCCAAGCTATCTTTTCCAAATGAAAACTCGCACACCCAGACAAGAAGAAGTACAACGCTATCACGGTGAACGCTTTATGCTTCAAGGCAGCTTGGCAAATATTGAACGTATCGCTAACAACACTCAAATCAGCAAAGAGTTCAAAGCTTTTAAAGAGCTAGTTTGGAAAAGCCTCAAATCCAAATATAACATCAAAACCCTATGACCCGCACATTTCTCGTCGCCATCGACATCGACCCTTCCGCTGACATCGACTCCCTCGCCACTGATCTCCTCGACTCCCTCGCCCTCGACGGATTCCAGGTCACCTCTGTCAAACCTTGGGCGTCCGCAATGACCGAGCCTGTTTCGACTGACCTCGATTTCACCCAAACACTTTCCTGAGCACACGCTCTTGAACAACAAACACAAACAAACACAAAATACAAAACATATGGCTCCTCTCTCACTCAAGCTCAACGACGCTGATCTCTCCGCTCCATGTCTCATGGAAGGTAAGTATCCTGTCGTAATCAAAACCGCTGAGATCGTTGACTCTAAATCTGGCAAAGGCAAATTCCTCCATGTCCAATGTGGCACGACGGAAGAAGCTCAGTCTGACAAAGGTAAGACACTCAACCCTGGCTTCCCCATTGGCACCCGCCTCATGCTTCCTGTCCCAGGGACTGACTTCGGTGACGGCGCTAACGCTGACAATTTCACTCGTAACCTCGGCTTGTTCATGTTCGCTGTGGCTAATCTCAAACCCACTGAGACTAACAAAGCACTCCTCCCCGAGTTCAACGAAGAATACGTCACCCTCCTCCCCGGCCTCGTCATCGGAGCCTCAGTCAAAAATGAAACCACGGAAGAATACGGCAAGCAATCGACCATCAAGTCGTTCTACGCCATCGGTTAATTGATAACCTAAACTCCGCTGGCAGACCGGATAATGTCTGCCTTTTATCTCCTATGAAGCCTAAATTCAAAGCCAAGTCTATCCCACGATCAACTGATTGCGTTGCAACACCAACCAAACCCCGTCGCTCCATCCCAATCGCCGAAGTCAACCAAATGATCGACCGTGAAGTCGCTCGTGTCAAATCTGAAAAGACCATCTACGACGACCGTAACGACATCCTCAGTCAAATCGACGCCACTACCCGTGACATCGAATACTACGAAGAGCAACTCTTCAACATCAACAAGCGCAAACTCTCCCTCCAGCAAGACCTGCGTGAAACTGACATCGCCATCCACCGTGAGCTAGAACTCGACTCGCTCCGTTAACCCACCCAACCTCCCCGCCGGGAGGGATTATATCCCGGCAACCTCTTTCCCATGTCCGACAATAAAATTCAAAAACTCAAGCGTCTCGACGGTGTTGACTACTTCCCCCTCGACCAGATCATCATCAACCGCTCCGAACGTCTCCGCCGCGATCCAAAAGAAATCGCCCAGAACGCTCAGCAAATAGCCGACTCGATCATCCTCGTCGGCCCAATCTCTCCAATCGTCCTCAACGAAGCTAACGAACTCATCGCTGGCGAATGCCGTCTCGAAGCCTACAAGCTCCTCAAGTCTAAAAACTGGGACGCTGCTGAAGTCCCCATTGTCCGTAGGCTCAAGATCGAGCGCGCAATGGAACTCATGATCGAACTCGACGAGAACATGCGTCGCCGTAAAATGACCTGGCAAGACATCGCCCTTGGTATCACAGCCGTCCACGAACGCGAATCTAAAATGGCCGCCGAGCGGAAAGAACAATGGGGACTGCGAGCAACCGGCCACCTTGTCAAATCCTCCCATTCCTATGTCGCCGATTGTCTCGTCATCTCCCGCCTGCTCAAGGCCAATGACAGAGAAATCTGGGACGCCAAGTCCTTCGACCAAGCCAAGCAAGTCGTCCTCGCTCGCAAGGAACAAGCCGCAATGACTGCCAAAGCCAAGCTCTCTGGCGACCTCCTCGTCATCCCACAGCCCACCAAAGCTGTTAAACCCACCGGCATTATCTCCATTCAGCTCGGCCAGAACTCCCCGCTCCCCTCGGTAATCACGGCTTCCCCAGAACAGATTCGTGAAATGAAGACAATCAAGATTTCCGACAGACTGTTCAACATGGACTGTGTGGAATTGATGAAAGAACATCTCGCACCTAGGTCCGTCGATGTCATCATCACCGACATTCCCTACGGTATCGACATGGCTCTGCTCGAAGACATGCACGGGGTTGAACAAATGAAGTCCACCCACAAGGTTGATCAAAATGTCGAGCAGATGAAACCTTTTCTCGAAGGAGCTTATCGTGTTCTTAAAGACGACAAATATCTCTTCTTCTTCTTTGCCCAGCAGCATCAAGAAAAACTAGCCACCTGGGGGCGTGAGGTTGGTTTTTCTGTGCTAGATTGGAATATCCTCTGGCTTAAACCTCACTCATGTAAAAACCAAGCGGCTCATATTAATCCGACAAAGTCTTATGAACCAGTGATGGTTATGAAGAAAGGTTCACCAAGACTCTCCAAGCCCATGAACCTCTGCCATATGATCGTCGATGGTATGCCTGATAAAAAGCTCCAATCCAACCCCTTTGCCAAACCACTTGAATTCATTGATAAAATGCTCCTTGACCCGGTCTACTTACCCGGTATGACAGTGCTCGATCCATTCGCTGGTGGAGGCTCTATCGTCCGAGCGTCCATCCTCAAAGGATGTAAAATCATCGCTTGTGAAATCGACCAAGCTCGATTCCCTGAGTTGCAGAACCGTGTCAAAGACACTTACAAAACCATGTTTGGAGGGGATGTGCAATTTGTATGAGTGATAAAATTAACCCTGCACACTATCGTTCTCACCCTTCAAAAGTTGAATGTATTCAAATCACTGAACACTTTAACTTTAATCTAGGCAATGCTGTTAAATATATCTGGCGCGCGGGATTAAAGACAGCATCACCGCTCGAAGATTTGCAAAAAGCACAATGGTATCTAAACCGAGAGCTTGAAAGATTACAAAAATGACCCACCTCCCCAACGCCTTTCCTCTCTCCTCTGCACCATACAAACTCGCCATCATCGGCGAATGTCCAGGCCCGCACGAAATGGCTCAGTGCCGTCCCTTTGCTGGACCATCTTCCGGCCTCCTAACCGCTGCTCTGCAAAACTCCGGCATCATCCTCTCTAACTGCTTCCGTGGTTACATCTACAACCAGGTCCCTCCAGGCGGGGACATCGAACACATTAACAAATCCGACCCTGACTTCAATGAATCCCTCTCCATCCTCAAATCCGACCTCAACAAATTTCAGCCAAACTGTATCTTGCTCTTGGGAGGAACTGCCCTCTGGGCTGCGGGAGTTTACCACAAAGTCAACGTATATCGAGGCACTCTCTTTTCAGGATTCGATGAACGTTATAAATGCATTGCAACATACGCTCCAGGATATGTGCAAAAAGTCTGGGATGAAGCTCCGCTCTTTCAATTTGACATTAACCGTGCATGTGAGGAAGCCAGGGATTCCAAATTACAGCTTCCTGAAAGAAAACTTGAACCCTCACTCACAGCAAGTGAAGTCTTGTCCCGTCTCAACACAATCCGTGCAGGAACCCTAATCTCCGTCGACATCGAAGGCGGAGTCCCCAACCCAGAAGAAACCACCCACCGTAACTTAGACGGTGTGACCTGTATCGGCATCTCCACCGACCCATCCTCCGCTTGGACAATCAACCTATCCGACTTCGACGACATTACCAAAGGCATTGTTATGAAAGCCTTTAACAAAATGATGTCAGATCCCTCAATCCCTAAAGTTCTACAAAACTCTCTCTATGACTACGTCGTCCTTGCTTGGCTCTGGAAGATTAACGCTCGAAACATACAGCATGATACGATGTTATCTGGCTGGGAAATCTATCCCGAGCTACCTAAAGGCCTCGGAACTCAAGCGTCCATTTGGTCAAAGGAACCCTATTACAAATTCGAACGAACATCCGGTGCCGGCCTTGAAATCACCGAAGCAAAAATCCTCCACCGAACCTATTGCTGCAAGGACGCAGCAGTGACTCTGGAAATCCACCAGAATCACATGGCTGCAATGACAGTTGACCAGCGTAAGCACTACGACTTCAATATGTCCTTGATCCCATCGTTGCAGTATATGTCCCTGCGCGGTATCCGCTACGACTCTGATCAAGCCAAGGAAAAACATTCCGAGATCAAGTCAAAAATGCTCGAACTCCAAATGGCCTGTAACCAACACGCCAACCAGGAAATCAACCTCAACTCGCCCAAGCAAATGTGCGACCTCCTATACAAGCGCTTTGGCTTCGAGCCTCAGTATATCAAAGAAGCCGGTCGCAAAACCTCTAAACTCACCGCCAATGCAGACGCAATGCTTAAAATCATTATCAAACAAGGAGCAAACACTCATCCATTCCTGGCCTGCGCCCTCGGATGGAAGAAGCTCGAAGGAGTGCGCAAGCAGTTGGAACTCAGTTGTGACCAAGATGGAAGAGTTCGTTGTAGCTACAATCTTGTCGGAACAGAAACAGGCCGACTCTCTTGCTCAGGCTCTGTCACGGGTTCAGGCACGAATCTCCAAACAATCACTGAACAGCTCCGCTATCTCTACCAACCCGACCCCGGCTACCACTTCTTCCAGTGTGACTTGTCCGGCGCAGACGGTTGGACAGTAGCTTCCCGTGCATCCATGCTCGGCGATCCCACCATGCTCGACGATTACCTCGCCGGGATGAAACCTGCCAAGATCATCGCGCTGATGTATATGCAGATGCAAGGACAGCTCCCCGACGTCTCGGTCAACATCAATGACCTACCACGAGAGGAAGTTAAGAGACTAACCAAAGTAACCGACATCCCTGACTCCCTCTATGCTGTCTGCAAAGCTGTTCAACACGGCTCATCCTACGACATGGGGCCAAACACGATGGCCAATAACATCCTCCTCCAAACCTTTAAAAAATCCAGTGACCTCAACGTCCTCTGGGTGCCACCAAATGACTGCAAAAAAGTTCAACTTGTCTTCTTCAAACGCTATCCCGGTGTCCTCGCCTGGCAACGCTGGGTGCAACAACAACTTAACAAAAACAAAATCCTAACCTGTGCATCAGGTCATGTTCGGACATTCTTCGGACGACCAGGTAATGATGTCACATATCGAGCAGCTTATTCCCATGAACCTCAAGCGAACACAACTTATGCCACCAACCTCGCGATGCAACGACTTTGGCATGATCCGGAGAATCGCACAGCTTCTGGTGATCTTATTATCCAGCCTTTGCACTCTGTGCATGATGCGCTGTGTGGTCAATTCCCGATCGACCAAACCTCCTGGGCCGTGGATAAAATCCGCTCCTATTTCAACAACACCCTCTCCATCGGCAACGAGCGAATCGTAATCCCGTATGAAGGTGGCTATGGACAATCTTGGTTACACACGAAAGAGAAATATAGAATTGGAGAAATTTAATTATGAACCCCTACGCAACACTAGAACAAATTATCGAATCCCGCCGACCAGACCCAAAGACCTCACAGCCTCCGCGCTTAGTCCGTGAGGTCACTGGCTTTGATAAACCAACGACATTCAATCTCTCAGTCGCTGAAAATCAAGCAGAAAATCTGCGCAACTATATGCTTCGTCGCCTATGACCCTCACCCCTCCTCAATCCTCCCGACTCCGCCACCAAATACTCCGAGATCTACAAAACGACTCATACGTCGAGCTCGACAGCCGTTTTGTCAAACCCATCTTCGGCGGGACTGCTGATTTAAACCGCTGGGCTAAAACCTGGTCGCTTAAAATCAACTACTTTACCCGCCCAAACATGCTCCGTTCAATCGGCAAACAACCCATTGAATGGGTATCGTTTGAATACAATCAACCAGAAGTTATTTTCTTTGTATGATCGCATTTACAATTCACGCTTATTCGACTGATTCTACTGAAGGTGTTCTTTTAACAGAAGACGAAACTATGACAGAAGCTGAGGCTGCTGGCTATTGGTGGAATAAAAACAAAGATATAGGAAGTAACCCAATTAACACCTGGGCTAATATTGAAAATATTTGTGCAATCAAACGAGACACCACCCAAGTATGAAACCAATGTGTGCCTTCAAATGGCAAGACCATCGTCATAAACTTACTCTTCCATTCTATGTCCAACCAAAACTCAACGGCGTCCGTGGACTCTATCATCAAGGAGTTTTCCAGTCCCGTGGACTTCGTGATGAAGAAGGAAAAATATGGAACCCTGACGTTGTCAGACATTTCACAAACGATCTTATCAAGGCTTGTCCAGCGAGCTGGCTCCTCGACGGTGAACTCTACTGCCACGGCAAGTCGCTCCAGCAAATCAACTCGGCGGTCGCGGTCAAACGACTCAAACCCATAGACCAAACCTCTCAAATCAAATACCATGTCTTCGACATCATCAACACCCACGACCTTCATCTCCCTTTCGACAAGCGTGCTGAACTCCTCCAGCAACTCAAAACCAAGCTGGTCATCCATTCGACCACGACTATTGAAGTTGTGCCCACAACTCTTATCGACACTCCAGGTTTGGACGACGTTCTCTACGGGAACTACCGATCCGAAGGTTACGAGGGACTTATGTATCGTCTTCCCTCTGCTCCTTACGGTTACGCGGAGGAGTGTGGCAACAAAGAAAACCGCTGGAAACACTTGCTCAAACGCAAAGGCTGGATCGACGACGAGTTCGAAATCATCGACTTCACTCTCACGACAGGCGACAAAGGCAACCAGGGATTTCAGCTCACCTGTGAAACAAATACCGGAGCCCATTTTACCGTGGGCTCAGGCTTGTCGCACGAGCAGCAACTCTTCTACTCTCAAAATCATCCCTCTGGACTCCTAGCCAAAGTTCGCTTTGAAATGTTGTCTGATAAAGGCATCCCGCTCAAACCAACTCTCGAAGCCATTCTCGACCCATGACCATCTCCCTCACCCCAGGCTCTCGATACCATATACTTCGACTCCTACATAATCTCTCCCAAGCCGACCTCAACAAAGTTGTCAATAAATCTAAATCTTGGTGCTCCCAGCTCGAACGAGATTGCTTCGAACTCTCCGTCCAAGACGCCATCAAACTCTGCGCTCTTTACAAAATCACGCTTGGTCAGCTCCTTGGCACAGAACCAATTTCTCTCACTCTCACCGCTGCATGAACTTCCTCCAAGCTTATCACATCTACTCCTCCGGCAACGAAGCTCCTGACGCTTTCCACTCCTGGGGAGCCTACGCCGTTCTCTCCTCCTGCTGCGGCCCCAACCTCTGGAAAGACATGGGGACAATCGGCAACATTCAACCAAACCTCTACATCATGTTCGTTGGTCCACCTGGGATTAAAAAATCCACAGCCAAGGACATAGCCAAACGCCTCGTCGGTAAAATCCACACGAACAAGCACCCTCTCCCCATGTCACCGGCCTCAACCTCCAAGGAAGCCTTGATCAAATTCATGGCAGAAGAAAAATCCCCTTGTCGTATGGTTTACTCCTGGGAAAACAAAACCCGACCCTACACCAAAATCTCCATCTATTCAGATGAATTCGTCAACCTAGTCCAGGTCGGCGGTGATCCACTCGGCTGGGTGCAAATCCTGACAGAAATCTACAATCCCCAGCCAGCCTTCGATGCCTCCACAATCTCCCGTGGCTCGGTCACTCTCCCTTACCCATATGTGACTTTGCTTGGGTGTATGACTCCGGAGTTAACAAAGTCGCTGATTAACGAGAATGCACTGTCGGGTGGATTTTCCCGACGGACGATTTACATCTTTGCGAATAGAAACTCCAAGCCGGTCGATGAACCTGTATTCACACCTGAGCAAGCGGAAGCAGAGAAAGTCTTGATCGAACACGGGCGTCGCATCCAGTCACTCACCGGGCGGTTTGAATTCTCAGAGTCTGGTAAACGATTCTACAAAGACTGGTATGCGAAGAACTTCCACGAGTTGGAGACTTCAACCTCAGCCGCGCAGCAGAACTTTCTTCAGAGTAAATCCGTCCAGGTGATTAAAGTTGCTATGCTCTCACGACTCGCTTACTCCGATACTCTCATCCTCGATCAAGAAGAAGTCGAGCTAGCTGTCGCTCTAGTCACCGATGCTCAGCAACACATCGACACAATCTTCGCCGGTGTCGGTCGCAACCCGCACGCAGCAACAATGGCTGGAATTCAGCAATTCATCCGTCTCCACTGTGAACGTCCACCCAACTATGTCACGAAGAAAAAGATCTACGGAGCTTTCCTCAATCACGCCCAGCAGAAAGACATCGACACGCTAATAGATCAAATGGTCGCTGTCGAACAAATCAAGCAAGTAACTGCTGAGTTCAACAACGGCCAAAAGCTCCAGGTAGTCACGACTCCTGAGTTCTTTATGACTTTTCAGAAGAAGTCCTAAAACTCCCACGGATTCCTACTCCACTGCATCTCCTGCAACATCGCGTTCCTGACTGGCCGTTGACTACTCGTCGCACCAAGTTGGGAGCGCGTTTTTTGTTGTGCCATCGCGCGAGCAAGTTCCATCGGGTTTTGCATTTGCACCCCCATAGCCTGAGCGGTTTGACTCGCCAGCGGAGCAACTCGGCCAGAGACCTGACGACGAGGGTCTTGAGGTCCGACTTTGTCAGCTTGCAGTAAGGAAACCTTCTGAATCAAATCTTTGATATTTTGCTGACGTTGATTAACAATCCCTTGTCGATCCAATCCCTGTGGAACCAGCTTATCAGCTTCGATCAACAACTGCTGCCTAGCTAGTCTCGGATTGATTTCCATCTTCTTTGAAATCTCCATCGCGGATTTTTCCAAGTCTCTCCTTCCCTCCAGCTCCTGCTTGCGGGTAATCTGATCCCATTCTTTCCTCTTCACCATTTGACTCGATCTAAACCCAAGCATCGAGCTGGCGAGATTAGCCTCTGGATTATCCCGTTGGAAGTCTTCGCTGATGGCTTCAGCGAGTCGCTTAACCCCACCAGGGCCAGCAACCGTCAGGGCTTTCTCCAGGCTCTCACCTTTAGCTAGTTCGCTGCCAAGGTTGAACATCGAGTCAAGCATAGCAACCGAGGGTCCCATAAATGACTTGGCACTGATGCCGTCGTAGGAATTCGTCCCGAGGAAAGAACTAAGTGCAAACCTCGAATGCAAATCCGCTGGCACACCAAAGCTCTCAGCCATAGCGGACATCATCCCGTGAGAGAATGTGCGGGATAGAGTAGGATCATTAGTGACTTCATCAAGAGCTGTGAGCATTTTACCTTTAATATCCTCACCAAGAAGCTCTTCCATAAGAGCAATCCCAGCTCCGACAAACGGTAAGCCCAGCAACCCAGCCGCACCAACTTGAGCCAAGATCATAGTCTGAAATGCCTTCTTTGCATTAGCAATCTCAGCGTTCGACAGCTTACCTTCAAACTGTTTCGAGTTGAATCCATGACGATAGAATGTAGCGAGTTGACTAAACCGGCCACGAGTATAGCTCGACAGTCCCAAGACCAACGGTCCTGTGCTGCCAAGTTTTCCATAAAGCTCCGAGCGTTCAAGCCTACCACCTGAGTTATTAACCGTAAGATCAAACAACTCAGCTTTCTGCATAGCTTCTTCATGGGACAGACCTTGTTTTCTAAACTTACGATAGGACGTAATCAACGTCACCACACCATTGTGCTGGGTGAAGTTCGAGTAAAATCCCATCGCCGCATCTGCATAAGTATGAAACGGTCGAGTCACCGCATCTTTCAGTTTGCTCATCGTCCTACCAACCATCGAATCTTCCAAGCGGATTTGATTCTGACCAGTGAAGTCACGAATCTCACTCAGCGGAGCTTTTTGAATTCTCCCACGTTTTTCATGCAGCATGCGGGCTTCATCGACAGTCTCCTTGGATGTTCCATTGGCTTTCAACCACATCGCTGCAAGACCTTCAAAAGTCTCACCGTTGACAGTGATCTCGGCTTTATCAGGCTTGAAGAGTTTATCCTTAAGTCGATACCCATGCATCTTCACGACATCTCTCTCAGCCTTTTGAATCAGCTTCAACGCTCCTGGCAGACTCTCCCCTTTAGCCTGAAGCTCTGGCAGCATCGCCACCATAGGCTGAAACAACTCCGCAATATGCCCAGGAAGATTCCAGCCAATATGCCAAACAGCGTTCAGCTTATTAACCTTCCTCACCCACTCAGGATCAGGATTGCGACTTTGTTCATACAGTGCCATAAACTGATCCTTCTGCAGCTTCTTGTTTAACAACGCTGGGTCTTGCATCCAGAAATTAACCTTAGCACTAAGTGCTCGACGTTGGGCTGAGGAAATAGCCGCTGGAGTATAATTCACAAACTGCTCATACCAGTCGTAACGAGCCAAGTCACCGGTGAGTTTCCTCCCAGTCGTTGGTTTGTAAAGCTCCCGACTATTGATCTCACTAATCATAGCATCAGAAGATGAAGGATAGTTAAGGATCATGTTCTTATCCTCCTGGCTGATTGTGCCAGAATCCTGAATCATCGACTTAAACAACTTCTCCCGGTCGTTCATCAATTTAAGCAAATCAGAGTTCACCCGGTATTCCTGATTCTTCCTCTCCTTCTTAGTGATTCGAGCATTAGTCTGAGTCCAACCGTCAGCCAGGTAAGGTTTCAGTTTCTCCTGTAATTCAAGCTCACTATCCGCGTCAACGACATCATCGTCCTCACCTGGTTTGCTAATTCTCTGACGAATATCACCAAACCGCTTAAACGACATATAAGTCGGACGTTCATTGTAGAACTTCTCCAACTTTGCATACTCCGCATAAAGCTGTTGAGTCTGCTCCATTAGTTTAGCTCTGTCGAATTCATCCAGTCCAACCAGCTTGCTCACGGCTCCTTCAGTATCTCCAAGCTGGAGATCTTTCAACATACCCTCAGCAATCGCCGGAGCTTTCTTAAAGTCAGCTTTATTAAACGAAGACTTAGAAGTCAAGAGCAAAGCAAGGTTGCTCGTAATCTCACTCCAAGTCGACTCAAGGTTTTTCTTTTGAGTCATAATGTTTGCTCGTTCAGCCTGAGCGATATAACTCGCCAAAGCCTGCTGAGCCTCAGGGCTAAACTGTTGAAATTGTCCCCTCTGCTCCGGTGACAGTGCATCAAAGTTCACAACTTCAACCATGTCCCCATTGTCCTTCAGCTTAATCATCCGCTGGTTCTTAACCTCTGCGCGGATCATAATTGCATTAGCCAGCTTAAGTAAGCTCTCAGACTTCTGAACTCGTTCAAAGGCTTTGTTCGTGATCTGAACTTTATCTCTTCCATCCAGCTCACCAACGACAACTTTAAAGACATCTCCAATAGCATTGTCCGTATCCAACGGCGCATTCATCACCGCAAGCACTGGCTCGACAAACTCCTTATGAGCATTTGCCAGTGTGTGAATAGGCTGAATTGCCTTGTTCCAGACATTGCCCATCTGCCGCTTAAAAGTCCTCCAGTCAGTCACCTTCTGTTCACCCACCTGACCCATGCGGTCGAGATCATTCTCCTGGCTCTGAGCAAACGCGAATTCATTTCCGCGTTCGATCATAGAACTCGGTTCAATATCCAAAAACTTCTCCGCCTGAGCAGCATTCCACTCAGCCTGACGAAAAGATCGACGAACGGTGTTCATCAATTCCTTCATATCCTTGGCAGCCTTATAGTCTTTGCCAGACAGTCTCGCCCACATCTGAGCGCCCTTTGCCAGATTCTGAATCCCGCTAACCGCCCAGTCAAAGAAGTCACGAATCGGCCTTGGCAGCATTGAGAATGCAGCTTTAGAATTATTCGGCTTAAGCGTGCCCAGGGCATACATCGCCCAGACATTGGCCAGCCACTCCTGAGGATCAGGGTTGTTCAGCACATCACGAATTCCATCCAGTTGAGCTAGTTCAGGATCAAGATGCAACTCTCTAACCACATCTTCAACATTCTTCCTCGCCTGTGGGTCAGCGGAATTTACCCAGGAAAGAGATGCATCGGCTAGGGTTTTAGCTTTTGCTCCATACGCTCCTTCCAAAGCTTTGCGGAAAGCGATATGGGAATTCTCATGAGACCAGATGAATTTGAGTTGCTCGGCTGGAGATTTGCTCTGGAAAGCTTTTGAGTTGATGAGAATTTGCATCTTGTCGTAAGACGCAGCGCCGTAGACTTTACCCGTTCCCTGGGCAAAGAAGTCACTAACATCACTTGTATCCAGCCAATCCCTCGGAGCTTCCCCTGGAGACATCTTCAACTTCCCACCGCGCTTTTCAAACTCAATCTTAGCTTGTTCACGAGTCAAGAAACCATCAGGCGTCATGAAACCTTCTTTTTCTTTGGAGTTCTTGAAAGCTGGCTCGTTGTTCCACTGAGAGAATGGTTTCTTTAGATGTTGCTGCCAGGCGTCGACATGGAGACGACCTTCCTTGATAACACCGTTAAGCTGCACTGCGGGCCGGAGATAATAACCATCCGCAAACTGAGCATCCGACTGACCTCTAACCAACTTCCCAAGCTCAGCATAAGCAACCTCAGGATTGTTAAACATCTTTGCCAGGTTAATCAACTCTTCACTCCGCGCGGAGAGTTCTTCAGCCGGAACGAGTTTAGCCAGAATCCCTTTCGCAAAAGCCTCAACACGCTGGAGTTCGCCTTCAGGTAGTGGGATCAGATGTTCTTTCTTATTCTGATCAACCACACGGGCCCATTGTGTGTCTGGAAAAAGATCACCTTCCAGAGGGACCCTCTCCTGCTCAATACGATTATCATCCAGCACGCGAAGTTCAAGCTCATCAGCAGTGACTTCATGTTTTGGCAGGGTGTTAAGAATCTTTGTCCTCGCCTGAGCTTTCTGATCCAACAGATCACTCTCCTTTTGCTGCACCGGGTCAAACCTCTTCAGCACATCATAGACACGATTCTTCTGAGGCTTTGACAGCACATCCAACAAACTCTCATCCCGAGTTTGAATAAACTTCTCAACCGCAGAAAGCTTCTCCGGTGTCCAGGCTTTAATAAACGCAGGGTTTCCTTTACCAACCGTCGCGATCTCTTCGTTGATCCGATCCATCAAAGTTGGTTCCTTAACCACAGAAACCTCAGCAGGCTGTTCAGCCACTACTGGCTTCTGCCCCAGCAACGGTTCCACACCACCTTCAGTTTCCCCAGGCACAACCAGTCCAGACTGTGTATCCGCAACGTCAAAAATCACCGGTTGCTTAAACTGCCCAGCAACTTTATTATCTTCCTCAAAAGCCTGGACAACTTCCTGAACAGTTTCCTCCTGAGTCTTCCCTTCCTCCTGAGCTTCTTCAACCTTCCTCTTCGCCTTCTCAAACTTTGGCACAGCACCTCGCGCCAAGCTCGCAGCAACAGTCAGTTCAATACGTTTATCCGGTGTGAACGACGCAGGTTTGCCAGAATACAAATCAACATATTCTTGATAAAGCTCTGGGCGCAGTGGTTCCAGCCCAGCTTCCCGGCGATGGATGTCACGGATTAGATCGACACCGTCAAGAGATAAAAAGGTTTTCTCCAGGGCTTTAGCATAATCCCGTTGCTCGATTGGAGTCTTGAGAAATTCGTCCAGATTCAAATCTTCAATAGCCTTCGGCAAACTTTCCTTAATCGAAATCGGATCAGCCAGCTTGTCCACAGTCTTTGAATAACTAGCCCTCAGGGAACTCCTCTGTTGCTTAAATTCATCCACCAAAGCCTTTGCTTCCATTGGTAGCTCGGAGTTACCAATAACTTTATCCAAGCCGACAAAGTCTCTACCAAAAGCTCCACCGCGCTGGATTGGAGTGAATCCAGCGTCCTGAGCCAAAGGAGTCTTAGAGACATAGTCGTTCCATTTTGTCACAAAGTCAAGCTCTGCAGTGCGCAGGACGGATTCTTTAGCATTAAGGGCGGCTTTAAGCCCTTCTGTTTTAATTGACATATCAACTATGTCAAGACCATAACGTTTCCGAGCAGACTCAACTGCTTCTGGAGATTCAAGGTCTTTAAACAAAGCTGCTGCATAAACCGCTTTCTCTTCGCCTGGAGTGCGATAAATCGGAGCAGCTTCGGGAAGGTTGATCTGAGATTCACCAAGCTGGCGACTCCTAAACGACCCAGCCATATCAGCAGCGGCAAACGGCACGTTGGAGACAAGGTTAGCAAATAGATAGTCTCGATTAAACACAGCATCAGTGCCCTGTTGCAAGACATCCAAACCAGTGAATCCAACATTCGCCAGAGCTTCACCGCCTAGATAGTGCAAAGCTTTGTCGAGAGGTTTATCTAGTTTTGTAAAGCTCTTGGTTGCACCCTTGGCGACGAATTGTGACAAACCTTGCTCAGTCATCAAAGCAGCTTGCTCGGCAGCAGTGAGTGCTTGCCCAGCAACCTTAGTCCCACCTGTGAATCCCATACGTTGAAGAATCTGTGACTTAGGCACCAGATTCAGAGCAGCTCGACCACCGATTTCTGACAACTTCCCACCAACATAAGGAGCAGCACCGCCGATCAGAGCATCACTAACCTGCCCAGATTGCTCATAGGCGTTCGCAGCGCTGAGTCCACTCGTCGCTGCCATACCAACAACCGAAGGCACCAACGACGCACCACTGGTCATCGCTGCACCGACGGCCATAGGAAGAAAGTCAACAGCCATTCTCGGCAGCGACTCACCAACGCTTCTCGAAGTCTCAGGGTTGATTCCAAACTTATCTCCAATCCACTGCGTCCCTTGTCCTAGCCATTCATCCACCGGACCCGAGTTGACAAAATTAGTCAAATCAGCCGAGCGGGATCGAACAAAGTTCCCCACCGTGCCACCTTCAGCAACGGACTGATAGCTCGGATCACCGGTTACTGACAACGCTTTCTTTGCATAGTCTGCTAGAGACTCATCAGGACCAATGAGGTTCTGAGCCTTCGCGTTGTTGAATTGGGAATAGATTTGGGAGAATGTGGGCATGGGAGTTAGCTAAATTTATTATTGATAATTTGGATCCTCAATCATAGCTAAAATCTGTTCAACTGAAAGCCCAGGGAATAGTTTTTGAAGATAACCATAATCGTTACCAGGAAAATAGTTAGTCATATCAAACCGAAGCTTACTCGGAGCTTTTGGTGTTCCAGATCCTGTATAAGGCTCTCTCCCCGGCATATAACCTTCTTTAGCAATAGTTTGAAGTGCAGCCGTTTGCTCTGGAGAAATTGTTGGTTTTGAACTGATGTTCATCCAATCTGGCATCCAATTAGTCATACCAGCTCGTTGCGATTTTGGTTGAGCCTGGCTCAGAACTTCAGGTCGCTGAGAAACATTCATCCAATCTGGCTGAGCATTAACCATCCCAGCTTCTTGAGGCTTCTGACTCACATTCATCCAATTAGGCATCCAAGAAGTATCCCCGCCCGGCGCTCCCTGTGCCACACCAGCCCCAACCAAGCTAGATGCACCACCGCCGGACGGAGAAAGTTGAGGGAAGATTTGATCAATCCCAGAGAGGTTGGGCTTGGGTTGTTGGAGTCTTGGGCGAGCCAAAGCTCCACCAGCTTCCTGCCCGCTCATTGGGCCGTATTTAGTATCTTGGATTTTGGATTGCTGTGGAAGATATTCATCCATGTAAACCGAATTACCGGTAGCCGGATCTTTCATAGTCCCCCTAATTGGCTTATCGGTAAACTGCACAGACCCAGTGCCATAGGCTGAGCTAGGAGCTTGTGGCATTGTTGGAGGAATGAACTGACCAGAAGCGTCAGTGTAGCCCTTGGTTTGCTTGACAAAGTCAATAGCTTGCTGACCAAAGTTAAAGCCGTTGTTAAGCTGCTGCTGACGCTCCTGAGCAATCTGCCCAGCGCGATCGGGACCACGGAGGATAGAAGGATTATTTGCATAGAATTGATCCAAGCCTCCACCGAGAGAATCAGGACGATCACCTCCAGCACGCTTGAACCCACGGCTCGGCATCATCATGTTATTCTGCATGGCGATAACATCTTGAGCATCCTGGGAAATCCCCGGAGACTGAGGAAGGTAGTTATTCCCACCCCTAGCTCGCTGTTGATCTTTGCTCTCGCCACGACGACGCACAGTGCTAACAGCTTTTTTACTAGCTGCTTGGCCAATTTGACTTCCGAAATTAAATAAAGACATGATATTATTGTTTTGTAGATTTGAGAATGTTCATTTGCTCAAGCGTCAACGGAGGCGGCGGAGGAATCATCGGACCGAACATTTGAGCAGCGGCTTGTTTTAGTTGCTGGCCGAGTTGCTGAGATTCCAACGACCCAGGCTGAGCGAGTTGATATTGTTGTTGAAGAAACTCAAGAGCCTGCTGTTGCTTAGCCTGCTCAAGAGCTTTCATTTGAGGGTCATTATTCGGATCTTGATTCCGCTGGAAATTAGCAATCTGGGCTTCTTTAAATCTCTGATCCAATGGATTCGTCTGAGCAAAACGACTCTGCTCCATAGCCTGAGCCAGCATCTTCGCCTGCATCTCAGCGTCAAATTGTTTATTCCGCATCCCAGCTTGCTCACGATCCCAGCCAAGCCCAGTCTGAAACTGCTCGCCCATTTGCCGAATCTGATCACGTTGATTCTGAATACTATCCCCACGAAGATCAAGCTCACGATTGCCAAGATCTCCCTGTTGACGCAGTTGTTTATTTCTCTGTTGATATTCCAAAAGCTGCATCAACTGTGCCATTGGATCAAATTGCTGTTGTTGTTGAGTTGCCATAAATTATAAATCTTCAATCGTTGCAGAACTTTCGGTGGAATCAATATCAAGCTTAATCAAATCATCCAGCGCGTTTTGAGCTTCTTTAACCGGCGGTGGTAGATTACCTTCAACATTCCCCGCGAACATCTGATTCAAACGGTTTGCTTCTACCATTCCTTTATACATCAAATACTCCGAGCCATACTTCGTCCACCAGTCATCTTCAGTCCCA